ATTACTACCTAGTAAAAACATGGAGGCATAGGATATGAGTGAAGACACAAAACCAGAGCAACCACAGGTTGACCCAAAACAGCTTGAGTGGATTGCAGCACAAGCTGGGGCTAAGACAGCAGAGCTTTACACAAAGGCAGTAAAGCTCTATGAGCAATCCACTAAAGACCTAACAGATACACAGCTAAAGGCTTATGATGCTGTGTTAAGGGGGATTCCACGCATAGATGACAAGGGGATACAGAGGTCAGTAGATGATATCTTTGCTGAAGCAAACAAAACATGGGCAGAGCTTTTTACCACAAAAGAGGAGACTAAGACTGAGGACAAGAAGGAGGAATCAAACATACCACCTGTAAAGACAAGTCCATCTGGACAGTTTACAAAATCTAATACACAAGTAAACAAGACTGAGATTGTGGAAGAGCCAGACTACAAGCTTGCAGATGATGAGGCATACTTTGATGCAAGAGAGAGATTTTTTAGGGCTACACAGACATATAAAGGCAACACAAGAATTAACCCATTTTTGGGGTTTGTAAAATAAATCATCTTGTCTTGTGCTATTGTGGGCTAGAGACAGGGTAAAGGAGGGATAACACACAATGCCAAGTGGTATAGTTACATATTTATCAGATAAAGACAGACTGGCTAAGACTATGCTTGACAATGATATACGTTATCAGTCAATAGCAATGTGCCAGTTTAGGGGGCTAACAACCCCTGTAAAAAAGTTTGGTGCACACAAGGGACAGAATGTTGAGATAGAGAAGTATAAAAAGCTATCTAAACAGACTAGTGCCATTGGGGAAGAGGTCAATGTGCCAATCACTAGACCCAACATTAACTATGTTACTGTAACCATCAATGAGTATGGTGGCGGAACATCTAGCACTAGAAAGGCTATGACTATAGCCCAGTATAACCTTGACCAGACACTAAGAAAGCTACTCTTTACTAATCAGGTAGAGAGCATGGATGCAATCGCTGGTGCTGAGTTTAGAAACTCAGATGTTTTCTATACACCAACGGGAGCAGGCACTGGAGTCTTGGATACGGATGGCACAGTAAGCACAGCAGCAGGTGCTCACCTTAATTCTTTCCATATTAGGGATATTCTTACCAATCTAAGGAAAGACAATGTGCCTACCTATGATGGCAATATGTATATGGGTGTATATAGCCCATTTGCTCTTAGAAGGCTGTTTGAAGATGGCTCTACAGCAAGTATTGTAGATGTTATGAAATACAATCAGCCAGAAGCCCTCATTCAGGGGGAGATAGGGGCTTATTTTGGACACAGGATTATTCATGAAACCAATGTCCTTTCTAACACACTTGGGACTTCTTCTTATGAGGGTGAGGTGATTTTCTGTGGCTTTGAGCCTGTGGCAGAGGCTATTGCTGAACCAGAGAATGTAAAAACAGAACAGTGGAATTTTGACCGCTTTAGCGGCATTGCCTGGCTTTATATGGGTGGATTCAAGGTTATATGGAATGCTACCAATGATGGTGAGTATCACATTGTAAGAGTTTGGTCAACATAATAGGGAGGAAAACTAATGGCATCTGTAAACAACAATGTAAAAGCACTGTTTAGTGATGAGATTGATTTAACTAGTGCTACGGGGGCTAAGTTTACATGGATACCCCTACACCCAATGAAGGTCTATTATGCTGGGTTTGTTACTACAGCAGCCCGCTCTGGGACTATAACTACAGAGGGTGTTGTAAAGCTAGTATATACCCCATCTGGGGGTGCTGGGGCAGACCAGGCTGTGTGGACTAGCTCTAGCACTAACCTAAACACACTGGGTCGGGAATATAATCCTGATTCATCAAGTGCATTGCTTACCACGCCTCTTACAGTGCAGGCTGGTGATAAGCTTGAGTGGAAGGTTACTACCCAGATGGCTGGGACATCCCCAGTTAACAAGGGTAAGGTTGTTATCTATTATGACATGATACCTGATGGACAGGTCTAATTTATCATAGTGGGGGCTGCTTATGCAGCCCCCTAAGCTGGGATAACAACAATGGCTGATTATAGAATTGCTGTAAACAAAGTAATCTTTGATGAGACCACTGGAAGGCTACTAAAGACTATTGCTACACTTGGTGTTTTAGAGATACATACTGAGACATCAAGGGAAGAGGAATTGCTCTATGTGCTAGCTTGTGAAGGCTCAGCATTAGAGAAACTACTGAGTATATTCCCTGATGGGTATTATACTCTTGTTGTAATCAAGAAGGTAATCTCCCCAAACATCTATGCCTACAGGGGATGGATGCTTACTAGTAAACACAAAGACCTACTTTTTTGGCACACAAAGTGGCTCAATGTTGGGGATTTGTGCACATACAATATACACACAGATTATTTAAACCCTGAATCCTTTAATAAGCAAAACTTTGTATCACGGGACATAAGGGAAGAGGTAAGGAATAAACCAGAGTCTGCACGCCCTGCACTCTATGATGACATATTCCCCAAATCAGATGCAATAGTAGAGGAAACATCCTGGTCAGGTGGTAGTAAGGAGTTTTCTTATGGCAACTAGGTTAGATATTGAAAACAATGTAAAGACCCTTACTGGTAGAAATTTCTCTGGTATAGACACACTATTGCATTTTCTTGTAAACAGTTGTGTAGAGCTTTTTGGTAACAATATTACAAGCGTATATGATGAGCAAGAGTGGACTCATACTATTACACAGACTGAGATAGACAATAAAACAGATAACTATATTTTGCCTGGAAACACAAAGACAATACTGAGTGCAGCCTTTATAGATGACCAATCTAGCACAGAGAAGCTTTATTACCCATTAGACATCAAGAGTCCCCTAGACCGTTACTCACTTAGCACAAGGGGTTATAGCTTTGGAGGATATCCATCCTTTGATTACACAAACAACATTACATTCCCAGCATGGACTATGCCAAGAACAGGTAGGGTAGACTATGCTACTATCCCTCAGGTATGCCATAGATTGGGAGCTAATCTCTTTGTATATCCAAGACCTGGGCAAAATGAGTTAAACAAGAAGATTTATCTTATGCTGGGTGTTTACCCTGCTGCACTAAATAATGATACAGATACTAACTCTATAACTACACACTATCCTCAAACTCTAGTGTGGTATGTAACAGCACTCTTTTGGGTGCATTTAGGGGATGCTCAGAGGGCAGCACAAGCTCTGCAAGTGGCATCAGCCATGATGACAGCCTTTGCCACACAAGATGAGATTTCAAAGCTCATGAATATAACCCTTCAAATATCACGGAGGGAGTAATGATATACAATGAATTAGATGTAGTTATCATAGGTAGAGAGAGTGGACTGTGGACTGTAGAATACAGATTACCTGATGGGGAGCAAACCTCCTTTGTTTTACATAATGCCCTTATGAATGAGGGCACTCAGCAATACCTGGAGATATTCTATAGAAATAACAGTGGGCTTACGTCACCATTCTATCTTGGTTTGGGTAACAATGGAGGTACACCTGGAGTCCCAGCGGCTACAGCAACCTTGGCTACAATCACAGAGGTATCTGGTTCAGGATATGCCAGGATTGCATTGGTAAGGGGCACAACTGATTGGAATGCTACTGTATTTGCAGGTGGGCAGTGGTCAGTAACATCTGCTACCAAAACATTTACAGCCTCTGGCACATGGACGGCAGCGGATTACTTGTTTTTAACTGATGTCTCAAGTGGCACAACAGGAAAGCTCATTGCAACGGCAGCCCTCAGTGCTTCACGAGTCCTTCAGAATGGAGACCAACTGAATGCAAGTCTAAAGATTATACAGGTGTAGGTATGCCAACAGTTAGCTCTAACTACTCAGGCACAAACTTCTCTGATGATTCTAGTGTTGGCACAATTGTTTGGTCTAATCCAAACCTTGCAGCGGTACAAGACAGTAATGAAGCCCATGCTGCAAACATTCCAGCTAATGGGGGTATTACTCATTATCTGAAGGCATTGGGAGCAGTGAATGTGCCATCTGGTGTAATACTAGATAGTATTGTCCTAACTGTAGTGCACAGGGCTGGAAATGCAGGTGTAATTGTAGACAATGCAATAAAGTTAATCAAGGGTGGTGTAGTCCAGAGTATAGACAAGAGTAGTGCAACAACATGGGCTGGCACATCAGAGACATTTACTTACACATGGTCAGGCACAGACCTCTCTGGCTGGTCATCTACTGATATAAATAGTGCCAACTTTGGTTTTGTTATTAGTGCAAAGAATACAGATACAGCAAACACTAGAGCAGCTAATGTAGACTTTGCTGGGATAACAGTTACATATCACAGTGTATATAATGAAACAGGACGTAGTATTACTGGCACAGGCACACTTGGGGAAACTGATGGACGGCTGTTTACTGAGACAAGTAAGACATTTACACAGACAGGTTTAGTCTCTAATGTAGTCATTGAAGTTTTCTCTGAGCAAGCTCTTATTATTGCTGGCACAGGCACTATAACAGAAAGTGATAACTTTATTCCTTTTTGGCTACAAACACTTTTGGGCACTGGTAATTTTGTTTTGATAGCACAGGGCAATGGTGCTTTTGCCCTTATACCTGTGGGCACAGGTGCTTTCACAAGGCTTGTGTAGTAGGGAATGGGATAACACAATTGGCAAGGCTTATACTGATATTAGTATTACTCTATGTATTTTCATGTGGCTCAGGTGTTAGTCCTATATATGTAGATATAGATAGTATAGGAAATCTACCTGTAACTGATTACACCCCAGAGCACAACTTCCCTGTATCCTTTGATTGGAATATCAACACAAGGGATAAAACTAGACTCCTCTCTCAGCTGGATTCAGATTGGGATGCCTTCTCTCATTGTCAGGCTAATGCAGACATAAGTAAGATACAAGAGTGTCATGTAATCATTGTCCTGGATGTATTTCAATGCCCTGGGTTTCCCTATTGCTATGGTATCTCTGTTACATCAGGCGATACATGTGATTACATTGTGTTAGACCAATCCCTTGTTGCAGATGCTGATGAATGGTTTGATGTCATCTTTAATGACCCTGAAACACCTGTGGACTTATCGGACAAGAGTCCATGCACAAAGGGAGTATAGATGAAGCTATTCCTTAGAGACCTCTCAGGGGGTTTAAACAAAGCCTATCCTCCACACCTCATTGCAGAGCATGAGTTGTCTGAGTGTAGCAATGTTGTATACAGGAATGGTGTATGGAATAAGAGACCTGGATATACACTACCCTACTCTGCTACTGTAGACACAAAAGACATTGTAGAGATATGTGATTACATAAGAAATGATGGGTCTCAGGTTTTCTTGGCATTTACTACACAGAATATATATAAGCTAGTGGGGACAAGCTGGACTAGTGTAAAGGCACTAGCTACAGACAGGACTTTGGGAGACAAATGGTTTACTGCTGAGATTGGCAATAGTATCTATGCTACAAATGGAGTAGATGCCTTGCAGGTTGCTGGGGACTTGGGCACTGGGGGCTTTAGTAGTCAAACATGGGATACCACAACAGATGCTGCGGGAAACATTGGTATAACACTAAACAAGTGTAAGGTTGTCCTTGCTTTCAATTCAAGATTGCTCTTTTTTAATACAGATACCAGCACAGATGGAGTGCAACCCACTCGGTTTAACTGGACAGAGGTAAACACATTTAACAGGATAAACTCACAGAATTTTATTAATCTTGATTATAGCCAGTCTCCAATCATATCAGCAAGAATCATTGGCAATAACCTGATTGCTGTCTATAAGACAGATAGCTTTGTAACTATACAGGATGTAGGCAGCCCTCAGTATTTTCTACCTAAGTTTAGACAAATGACAGGACTCATTGCTCCAAAGGCTGTTTGTGATTTACCCAATGGACACTTCTTTATTAGCCAAAAGGGCTTCTTTATTAACAATGCTGGAGGGGTTATTCCTGTAGGAAATCAAAAGGTAAAAAACTATTTTTATAACAATGTAAACCCAAATGCTTTAAATACTGTGTATTGCTTTTCTGATGACCTACACAATGAAGTATACATTCTGTATCCAACAGGTAGTAATACACAGCCTGACCATGTTTTACTCTGGAATTATGAATATGATACCTGGGCTGAGTGGGGACTAAATGCCAACTGTGGTTTCTATAGATATAGGACTATCAATAGCCCAACAATCTACTTTGGATATACATTAGGCAATGTAAGACAACAGGGAGGCACTACAGATAATGGCTCTGCTATAAATAGCAAGATACACACAAAGGCTTTTATTGTTATACCTGATACAGTCCATGTTATACAAACTCAGTTGCAGCCTGTAGTAAATGAATATATACAAGTAAACAGGATTGAGACAGATGCCTCTCCTACTACAACTACTGTAAAGGTAGGCTATGCAGACCTAGGCAGTGATACCCCTACATTTGTAACAAACACAATCACTGATGAGGATGGTAAAGCACCCAGGGCTGATTTCTCTGTGTTTGGTAGATATATCACACTAGGCTTAGAAAACTTTGATACAGCAAGTGAGCTTGTGCCAGAGTTTCAGTATGCAGGACAGACATGATTTTGTATGACAACAATGGAGACCCATATACACCTGGAGAAGAGGATTTAGATGGCTGATTTTAGTTTTCCTAATGCTCCCGCTGCTGAGGACTTAATTTTGCCTGCACCGCCTGTCTTAGAGGCAGGCAAAGAGCAACAGTTTCTCAAGGCTGTTGAGCAATACCTTAAGTCTGTATTCCTCACGTTTACAGACTTAGATACTAGTATTAAACAAGGTTGGCTTATCAAAGATGCCAGGATTGTTAACCTTGATGCTAGCAAGATTACTGCAAACTCCATCCTGACACAAGTGCTCTATGTTGGTAGTCAGAAGTTTGCACTAGATGGCACTCAGACACTATTAATCATTCAGGATAACCAGGCAACACCAAAGACAAGACTAAAGATTGGCAAGCTAGGCACTGGAAACCAACAGTATGGTATACAGGTAATGGATGCTACTGGCACAGTGAAATTTCAGGCATCTGATACCACATTCATTGATGGAGCGGTTATAACAAATGCTACCATTACAGGCTCAAAGATTGTAACCGATGGCAGCACAGGAGTTAGCACAAGTAATATTAATACTAATGCTATCAGTGGTTTTGGGCAAACATCATTTAGTAGTGTAGCCTTTGGCACAACTGAAACCAATCTGGGGTCTGTTACTATCTCTGTAAATGGCACTGGAGATGGTGTAATCATTGCCTCCTCTGGATATAGTCTAATATCCACAAATGGGACAGTTACACAGATTCAGATATCGACTCGCCTGTATCGTGATGCAACTGTTATAGCAACACAGATAACAGCATGGGAAACAACTAATGTTGCAGCAACCTATGCCTTCCCAATCTCTTTCTCATATATAGATAGTGGGGTAGCTGGCAGCCATACATACAAAATTACTAATCAGGTTACACAAGGCTCTGCTGGGGTTTCATCCTCAAACAGCACAGGTAGAATCTCAGCACTAGATGTAAAGAGGTAAACATGGCTTCATTGATTCATATAGACAAGGTTACTCATCAGGTAGTTGGTATGTTTACAACAAATGACCCACAGATGTTAAACATTCAGACACCGCCTGATGGAGCTTTCTCCATTGTGGTTACAGATGATATTTCTGCGGAGATAGGACATAGATTACATAATGGAGAGATTGTTGATTTTGCTAAAGTAAAACTTATTGCGGGAGATAATCATGGCAAACAATGAAAACAAGTTAACAACTGTGTTTCCAAATCAGGGGTTTGGTCAAGGGCAGACAGGCTCTACACTACCTATTGCACAACCCCTAGCTAATTCTACAACACCAGGGCAGAATGTAGCACAACCACAGAATCCATTTATACCACAAAGTTTTTACAATGTGCCTAAGCAACCTAATGAGGATGCTATCTTTAGTCATCAGGCTATACAGAGACTGGCTAACCTGATTGGGGGTCAGAGCAATCCTCTAGCTACTCTAGTGGGTAATCTAACACAAGCTCAGACCAATATACAGAATGCAGGGGGAGCACCACGTAGCCTAGCCTCTATTATTCCAGCTTTACAAAACATCTATGGGGGAGCAGACCCATACAATGCTATGCTCTCTTCTGTAAAGGATTTAATTAATCAGGCAATATCTAGCCATCCTCAGATACAAGAGTTATATAACATGCATAGATATAATCTGTTAAAGCAACTATTAGGGCTATGAATTTAGATACATTACTTAATGCTTACATAGAAGAGACTGGATTTCCTGTTACTGCAGCTGAGCTAAAAGAAACCCTTAAGCTCTTTCCCATCATATATAACAGAGAGCTGATTGGTATCTTTGGATATGAATCTAGCTCTAGGGATAAGCTAGGCAGGATAGCAATCATTAGACTCTTGTATGTGTTGCCATCACAGAGAAAAAACATACGTTGGATTGTGCAATATATTACTACATATCTGCTCTCTTGTGGTTATAGACATTGTGAGGTTTGGGCAAGTAAGAGAATCAGTAGATATTTTGCACATAGGTATAAGTCCAGTCCTGAGCTTTTTGTGCACTTCTTTAAATTGGAGGACATAGTAAACTATGAATACAAGTAGCCAAAGCCAAAAGAGTGAGCCTACAGTCTCTCAAAACATTGCCTCAAATGCAATCCTTGAGGCACTATTCCCTGGAATATTTACTACCCAGCCAGGCTATGGGGGGAGTAAGGTAAGTGTGCCAGCACTTGCACGGTATGAAAAGAGCCTTGGCACACCACTAAGCTCTATCATGGCAGGTGTCCCTGGGGTATCTACAGGCACACTTACACCTGGACAGGGTCAAGCCCCAGGCACTCAGGGCACAAGCCTGTTACCCAGCATAGCTGATTTATCCACATATCTAACCCTTGGGCAAAAGGCAGATGCTGGAATGCTCTCTCCATCTGAATCAGCATTGTATTATGCCACTATAGGACAGGCATTTAATCCTAACCTTGCAAACAGTATGTTTAGTGGTGTGGGAGGCACAGGGGGAGTGGGGGGAGGAGCATCAGCCCCTACTATACAGCAAGCCCCAGACATAGGCACTCTTACTACACAAATCCTGGGTAATCTACCAAAAGAATTCCAGGGGTTTGTAAGCAATGTTTTGAGTAGCACAACCCCAGATGCAATCAATAAAGAATTGGATAACTTCTCTCAGGCTATGATGCAACAGGCTCAGCAAGATGCACAGTCTCTGGGAGGGCAGTTGATGTCTACATTTGCCTCACAGGGTATAGGCACAAGTGGTAGTGCAATGGATGCCATGAAGGGAGTAGCAATACAGGTAGCAACCAATACTAACTCCCAGATTGCTAATGCTAGATTACAGATGCTAAATACACTTGAGAATGCTAAACAGATAGGGGTAAGCCTTGTAAACTCCCTGCTGGATGCTGGCAAGGCTGAACAAGCTAACATTGTAAATCAGAATGTAGCTCAGCTTGATGCCCAGACAAGGGTAATCACAGCACAGATACAGGCTCAGGCTCAAACCCAACAAGCCCTCATTGCAGCAAAAGCTAGCTTAGCTAATACCCAGCTTGGGCTAGAGGGAGACCTCTTTAGAGGTCTCTTGGGAGAAAGCTCTGCACAAGAGCAAACTAGGATTGCTGGAGAAAAGTTGCCCTATGACCTACTGTTGAGCATTATCAGTGGTACACACCCAGGGCAATCTACAGCCTCACAGAGCGGGTTTGGGGTTACTCTCCCTGATATAAAAATTTGAAACACTAGTATTTAAGGAGGTAAGCAATGGGAACAACTGTTGGAGTAAACCTTGAACCAGTAGGAGCGGTCATTGACTACCTCTTACAAAGAAGAAAACAACAGCAAGTAGAGGACGCTACTAGATTAGTTGCACAAATAAATGAATTAGCTAATGCTCCCACTACTCAGCAAGAGCAACAGGATTTAATGCAGGGTAACTATGATATTACTCCTAAAGCCAAACGTATACAGGATATGGTGCAACAGCTTTTATCCATGCCTCATGGCACAGATATTTATGCAGCCAATGCTGGACTAATCTCTAAGGCAGAGCAGAGTGCAAATGAGGGGGCTGGACTACAGAGTAACCTTACACAGCTTGAGGCAACACTCAGGAACTCTGGGTTTGGCAAAGAGGTAGACGCACTAGGCTCTGCATCTCCACTGGATAAACTACACTCATATCAGCAACTCTATGATACATATCTAAAACAGTTTGGAGTAGCAAAGGGACAACAGCTTGCTACACTAGAGGCAGAGCAAACCCCAGAGGCTAAACAACTTAGACAAGAAAAGACTCAAGAGGAATTAGCACAGAGAAAGCAAGAATTACAAATGGAGCAAGATTTTAAGCTAAAGACTGCTCAGCTTTTGCAGGCTCAAGAATCCAATGACCCAAAGGTAAAACAAACAGCTGCTACAGACTTTATGCACATTGTAGAGCAAA